TTGCTAACGATATTAATGGTGTAAATAAAGCATTTACCGATGCTCGTGATGCGTATAACGTCATTCTTAATGACCCACAAGCAACGAATGCTGAGATTCAGGCTGCTAAAGATGCATTCTACCGTGCGACAAAGGAATCATTCACGAACGAGGGTAATATCCTCGCAAAGGCCGCAAAAACAAAAGAACAGAAAAACCTCGCCTACAACGTCCAAAAGAAATCGGATGTTTATTTGCAAGGTATTGGTACATCGAGCCTTACAAGCTCACCAACATCGGTACTCCGAAACTTTGCCCAGGGAACAGGCTCGTTGCTCCACCAGGCTGGTCTTGCGCCTAAAATTGAGGCTGGTATCAACCGTGCATTTGGAGGCGCTAAAACGGGCTCATTTGACCTTGCTGGTGCAAAAACTGGCTTTAAGACTGGTGCATCACAACTCAAAAGTGAAATTGCAGCTCGAAATGCACAACTTGGCCTTACTAAAAATCCTATGTCGTGGATTAAACACCCAATTAGTGCGATTCGCCAGGCGACAACAACTGGTACAGAACTTGGTAACATCCCAATGGAGGGTGCGATTCGTGGTGGTATGAGCAGCGAATACAAGCAAATCCTCAAAGAACAGGGGTATAGTGGTTCAGAACTCACTCATTTGACTGAACGCAACACTATTACTGACCCACTAAATATCCGCAGTAAATATGCAAAAGAAATCAATGACCTCAACGGTTTGTCGAGCGAAGTGGACCGAACGGGTGGAACATTCCGCACAAACATCAAAAATGGCTTCACAAAGCTCGGTGTTACTGATAAAACTTCCGAGCAACTTGCCGATTTCGTGGACCGAGATATTTTCGGCTTCTTCAAACCAACCTTAATTGTTGGTAAAAAGACGGCCGATTACGCAACGGGTGGTGTCGCTCACCTAGTCCCAGCAATCTCGAAACTCTCTCGTGGCGATAAGGCTGGATTTGTTAATGAAATCAGCAAGACTGTCGCTACATCTGGTGTAACGTTACCTGTATGGGGCGCTACTGGATATGCACTCGCAAAGTCTGGTGTTCTGAAACAAAACGATTACGGTGAGTGGGAAATTGGTAATGTACCTATTTCTGGCTACCTCGGCGCATTCGCTGGACCACTTGCAATGGGTGCTATCGCTGGTCAAAACCAACACGACGGCAAGCCTAGCTTTGATGGATTTGCTGGAAAAGCCTACCAGACACTTATTAACACCTACCCATATGGCGAAGTTGGTCAAAAACTTGGTGCTGCCGCTGATGTCGTCGGTGGTGTGACTAGCGGTGTATCTGGCGGTCAACAGGCATATGGATTCAAAGAAGGCGTTGCCTCTATCGTAGGCGGTCTTGCAAAAGAAAATATCCCGGCATCGGCATTCCTAAACACTTTGACGAAGATGCTTGGTGGTAACGTGAAAGATACGACTATCCAAAACCCCAAAAATGCTGATACATTCCAGGCTGGTATTACTGGTTTGCAAGAAGCTGGCGCAAAAGTCATTGCTGGCCTTCCTGGTGTATCGAATCTTTTGCCAGATAAAAAGAACAGCTTTGGCGACACTATCGCTAAACCAACGGCTGGTGAGGCGCTTCTCGGCGCTGGAAACGATAGCATTGCACAAAGTGATGCTGCTACCGGAATCACTCCTGCCGGTGCCCAGGGGCTCAATTCAACCGCCAAAGCCAATCTAGTTACGGCTGATGACAAAAAAGCCTACAACGATGCCATCCAAACCCTCAAAGACAATGGTACTGATGTCACCGATTCAAACGTGTTCAAACAACTCGCAAAAGTCGGTAATTACACGCTTGCCGCAAAATACGACACTAACATCAATCAGGACCTTACGGGCGACCAAAAAACGGCGATTGCCAAATATGACGCACTCGATTCTGGCCACCAAACCGTTTACCTTCAAACGCCTAAAAATGCGCTTGATTATTACTCAGCTCAAATTGAAAATAAAAACAAAAACGGCACCCTAAATAATGAAGATACCGCAATGTACTCGGTATGGGGTGGTAGCGGAAATTCACTTATGGTCAAGGCCGCTGTTGCTAAAACAAATGTCGATAATAACGTGCCAAATGATGTACTAAACCTTTACCGACAGGTGACGACAAAGAAGCAGTACAATAGCCTTAACGCTGAGCAAAAAGCTAACCTTAGCCAATATGCGTCCGAACTTGAGGCAAACGGTGTGGTTGTCCGTGACTTCCTCTCGGCCGGTGGAAGCGGTGGCTCAGGTAGTCGTTCTAGCGCCGGTAGCATTCCGTTGACAAGGGCCGTTACAAGCGGTGGAGGCGGTACTGGAAAATTTGCTCACCAAAAAATTGCTACTAGCATCCCACAGGTGGTTAAACCAATGCCACAATATGTGATTCAACAACGTAAAATTAGTGTAAACTAGGGGTATAATCATGAGCGCAACACACACAATGGAAAACTTAGCCCAATCCGCATACCGGATTGTGAACGGCAGCAAAAATGCAGCTACCGGCACTGCTTTGACGACCTTTGTGGCGCTTTACCGAGACTGGGCAAATGACTTCATCAGCGAGCTTGAGCTTGAAACTGACTGGAATTGGTGGAGGATTCAGGACCATGAATTTGGCACTGCCAGCAATACTGCTCCACTTACGATTCCTGATGATTTTCGCAAATTAGTTGTCAGCCTTGACCGACCAATGTATTTGCAGCAAGATGGCACAACTATTTCGACATTCTTGGTCGTTGACCCGAATAACGTCAATAACCCTGCTGGTAGCGATAAAGAGGACCGAGTTACCTATATTGACGGCAAGTTTGTGTTTTCTCGCCCATTCCGTGATGAGGAACTTGGTGCAGCTGTTTACGGCGACTATATGCAATGGGCGCCCGAAATCACTGATGACCCAACTACTGGTGATGCTGTCATTAATGTCATTCAACCATATAAACTACTTTCACTCGGTATGGCTAAAGATATTTCACTTCCTGACCTCGTTCAGGGCGGAATTTCACCAAACATCGAGCAACGATACCTCAAGGTATTGAGTGAAGCTATTGCCCAAAATGCTCAGTCAATTGCGACAGGAACGGCTCCATATGAGGGTTATGGTGGGCTTGGAGGCAATTACTAATGGCCGGATATAAACCAATGTCTGTGAAGAAAAATAACATTACCTCTACGGATGTAGTGGGTTTTTCGGGTGGGCTTGATGAGCGTTCACCATACCTAGCAAATGCAAATACCTTCAATAAAGCCCTTAATATGGCAGTTGACAGTAACGGCTTCCTAATTCCACGCCCAGGTGCTAAAAAGTGGCTTCCGTCACTTGTTGGCAATGTAAAAGAAGTTTTCCCGGTATTATATAACGGTCAAAACTATTACTTTGTTTGTGATGACGGAAAGGTAAAATACATCCAATCTGGTGATGCCACATGGACTGATTGTGGCGGTACTAACGTAGTTACTACCAGCGGCAACACTATTAACTCGTTTGTTCGCACAAATGACCAATTAGCTGTCGTAAATGGCGTTGACGAAATGCGCTACATTGACCTCACGACAATGCTTATGGTCCAATATAACGCTGTTACCGACCCAACTAATGCACCAACCGCAGCTGGTACCGGAATGACCGGAACGTCGGCTAGTGTTTATTATGCAGTTTCATTTAATGGCAATGCCGGTGAAACAAATATCGGACCAATTTTGACGAAAACTGGCGACCCACGAACCGGTTGGTCTCCGACTGTGAAATTCAATACGGTCACACGCAACAATACAGCCCCTACGGACGCTCAAAGCTGGAACTTATATATTTGTCTATCTAGCCAAACTGGAACGCCTACGGCCGCTGATATGCTGTTGCTTGCAAGCGATTTGGACATTGCGACAACTACTTATGTTGATGATGGGGGTACTTCACCACAGAACATTCTTGCGCCAACCGACAACACCACTAAGGGTGCAAAAGTTAAGTACGGTATCGAGGAACAGGGATTGGCGATTTTCTGGGGCGACCCAGATAATCCATACCGTGTTTATATCGGTGGAATTGATAAATATGCGCTTCAATTCTCAACGGCAACCGGTGGGTATATTTCCGAACTTCACAAGGGTACGAACTACTACCCATTAATGGTGACAGGCTTCCGTACTGGACAGGGATTACCGGCAATTACGGTCCTATTTGGCAATACACAGGGTGTTTCAAAACAATCAACGCTCACCCAGCAAACTGTCACGGTTGGAACAAGCTCACAAAGCTACTGGACCGAAACCGAGCAAAACTACGGTGCGCCAAGCGTGGCAAGTCCTTATGGGCTAGTCAACTACAACGGTATTTTGTTCTTCGTCTCATACAACGGTATTATGACGATTAAAACGAACCAAAACGCCTTGAACGTGCTCAATACGACAAAGATTGACCAGATGATTCAGAACATATTTGGTTCTATTAGGGCCGACCAATTTGATAAAATTGTCGCCTGTGCCTGGGATAATAAGGTTTACTTTACCGTCCCAAGTCGTGGCTACGAATTCAATAACCAGATTCTAGTTTACGATATGTCGAATGCGAATGCTCCAATTTGGTACATCTGGGACATCCAAGCTGATTACATTGGCGTTGTTTCAACGAGCGACCAAGAGGCATTCGTTTACTTTACGAAGGACAATAACGTTTTCCGACTTGAGGATAACTACGTTGCTCAGGACGAGGATGGAAGTGGTATCGCACGTCCATTTGCGACATCAGCTGCCGGAACATTCCTCGGTTTGACCCCTGCTCATAACTTTTTGAAAGTAGTGAAGCAAGCTACATTCTATGTCATCGATGCTATCGGAAACATCACAGAGGGCGTTACATGGCGTGACCGATTCAACAAACCGGGCTTTAAGGACCAAATTATGCCATATGGCGAGTATTCAGCATCGACAACTGGTGGATGGGATGATTCATTTTATCAGTTCGATACTGGGAATACTGGCTATCAATCATGGGATGATACGGCACCAATTAGCTCGAAAGACGTCTCAACAAAACTCACCCAACGTGATGACTTACCACTTGATAATGCTCAGGTAATTGAGTTGCAGTGGTCAATCTCCACACAGCTCGACTATTCGGCATTTAAGTTAAGGTCTGTATCATACGAGGGCGTAAACATTGGAATTCGTGGCGACATCCGCTAGAATAAGGATAATAATTATGGCTGAAAAAAAATACGATATCACGAATCTAAAATCAAGGTGGGAAGCCGAAGCAGCTTACGTTAAAGTTTTCACCGAAGATTTCCCAACTTTGGACCGATTAGTCGATGCAATTGCAACTGCTGACGACCCTAAAAACCCGAATATGGCCGATACGACAACTGCATCGTCTGTTCGCTCATTGCCTAAAAAATCACTAAAACAGCTACCTACTTTTTCTGTTGAGGTAAATGGCTCAAAGCAAAACATGGAAGCCTACATGATTAATTTCTTGCTTCGAGACGTCGTTTTCAATGATGACACTTTCGGTAAGGGTATTCTTGCGACTTTGCAGCTCGCCGCTATCCAGGCAATTACTCACGGTTTTGCCACTCTATTTGTTGCTAAAAGCAAACTATATGATGAATTTGGTACTATTTTGCGCCTTATCAACTACAACGATTTTGGCATCGAGCGTGGACTTCAAGACGGAAATCAGGGTGGACACGACTTTATTCGTACCAATATCCCACGCTCAACATTCGAGAGGATTCTTGCTGATTTGGAGGCAAACCCTAAAGAACCAACGACGTATAAAGCCTCGGTTATTAAGGCCCTCTTGGAACTTCAACCAGATGGTGAAAACTACGCTATGCAGAACGTCGAAAGTAATCAAAAACAGTCAAATGCGCCAACTGACGCATATCAAGTTATTAGCTACCGAGACTACGCAAAGGGTGGAAATACCGTATTATTCAACCCTCAGCAAGAGGAACCATTCCAGGTTTTGCCAAACAAGTCGAAATTCTCTTATCCTCGCCTTTTGATGCTCGTTATCGACCCAGCACCACTTAACCCATTCGGATTAAGCCGTGTTCGCCTGGCATCTCCAAACCAGAACTTTTTGAACGCACTACGCCAAAACGTGGGCTACACTTGGCTCTATAACTCGTCTCCGGCGCTTTTGCAGCTCGGCCAATTTGCCACCGCTGTTTCGCTCAAGCGCAACGCTTTAATTAAAAGTACGGATTACCAGGCAACCGTCAAACCTATCCTGCTCGATACATCAACATCACAGCAATACTCGACAATTAGCCAACAGGTTATTCAGCAAATTATCGACATTATTGCCGGTAGTGCAGCTGCTTTGGGAGCAATTGGACAGGCAAAAACAGGTGTTGGTGCTCAGGCTCAAATCCAAACTCTTGACGACAATACCAACCAAATGACTAATTTGCTTGAAAACCTATTGCGACAATATGCGCTAGTGGGCATTGACACACTCCTGAGCGAATCAGTTGGTACAGAGGATATTATCGTCGATGATGAGACTAAAGCCCGTCTGAACGAGCTTGAGCTAGGCGCAGTGGGTGATGACAATACGGTCCACAACATGAGCTACTCGAAATTATACGAACGTGTTAAAAAACTTCGCATTGAAATCGATATCTCTGTCGGTAAAAAAGAAGCCGATGCCGCCAAAGAAGCTAACCTTACCGCTGCTCTCGCAAACGTTACCCAGAACTCTGACCCTAATAACCCTGCTGACCAACAATTTAAGAACGAAATCATGCAAGAATATCGCAAGAACGTTCTACCAGATGAGACCTCATCTGAGCCTTTGCCGGTGAATAACCAGCCACCACAGGGACCAGAAATGCCACAAGTACCTACGGCTCAAATGCCACAGATGCCAAATATGACAGGCGTATTCCCTCCGGGACAATAGTTGTTGACTATTTAACTTAACCGCTATATTATTTAACTTAATGAGTGCGACAGACGAACTACCATATTTTGGAACGAGTGATAACCCAACACAAGTTGCTGAGGAAATTACTGAGCTAGATATTACCGGACGCACCGACTTACTTGAAATCAAAAAAGACATGACAGGTATTCTACAAAACCTGGGTCTTAATGTCGCACAATCAGCTGAGGACGTGAAAATTGAGGCAGTGGCTAACCAAAAAGTTCGTGTTATTTTACAGCCGATTATTGACACTATTAACGAAAAATTAAAGACTGGAGCTAAGTAATGGCAGACATTGACTGGGACGCATTAGTAAACGATAAAATGGGGAATACACCAGATGACAACGCTCCTAGCAATAATGATGGTGGCGCTGATACTACTGTTGACGACGATAAAAAGGGAGTGGTTGCGGATGCTCCTAGCGCTGCTGCTGATAGCGTTGATACTCCTGCTGCTGACGACAAACCAGCCCCAGTAGACGATAAAACTGATGAAGAAAAAGCCGAGGAAGCCCGTGTCGCTGCCAAGGAAAAAGAGGCTGAACTAGCCAAAGACGAGACGCCAGAGGAAACTACCGCCCGTCACAACCAGGAAGCCATTGATAAAAAGGCAGAGGAAGATGCCGCAGCTGCCGCTGCCGAGGACGAAACACCGTCGAATCTCTCTGTGGATGACATTAAAAAGGTGCTTGATGAGCGTGACCAACAGGTAAAATTTGATGCTAAACGCTTTGAGGACATCAGCCTAGACGTCGCAAAAGACCTTTATCCAAATGGATTTGATACGACGCTAAAGGACGAATCTGGCCATGTTATTGCCAATGCAGCTGACTACAAGCAGTATATTGACCCAAATGCGACCACCGAGGAAGCCGAACGTGTCATTATGAGTGAACAATCTCGCCTTAATCGTGAGATTCAACAGGCCAAAGATTTCATTCTTGATAAGGCCGAACTCAAGCACAATATGGAAAATGACGCTGTTAAAGTGTTCACGAAGTATAAGGATTACTTCCTTAAAAACCCTGATATGCAGCAAAAAATTGCAGCAAATTACCGCAAAACACTGACGGTCCAGGGCGAGACAATCATGAACGCACCAATGGGATTAGAGGAATTTTATGACTTTGCTATGAAGCCGTATATCGATAATCAGCCAGCAGCATCGGTCGTAACGGCACCAGTAGCGCCAGTTGTTGCAAAGCCGAAAGAACAGGTCAACAACGAGCGTCTTGACCTACTAGGCGCACCAAGTGGACAGGATGACGCCATGACCAAAAGTGATGGCTCGCCAAACTGGGGCAAAATTGTAAAAGATAAGATGAAATAAGGAGTATAGACAATGGGTAAAACAATCGATTTCGTAAATACAGAAGGCAATGGACGTGTTAAGGGCGAGGATGGTGTTATCGGCGAAAACCGTCGCATCCAAATTGACGTTACGCAACCATATGCAGACACTAAGATTTTGGCGTATCTTGAAAAAAGTTCACGTTCACAAAACGCTTCAAAGGGTCAGAATTACCACTGGGAACTAGCACCTGAATGGGTAATTATGCTTGAGCGTATTCGTGATGACCCTGTTAAGATTGGGAAAATTGCTGAATCTGTCCAGGCACCAGTTGATGTCCTGAACGATGGCCAAATCCTTAGTTACCTCGCTGCCGAAGAAGCCGCAAAACAGCTTGTTAAGAAAAAACAGCGTGTCAGTAAGGATGAGATTGACTACTTTGCCGAAATTGCGACACTTCGTGAGAAGCAAGCAAACAAGGGCAAAAAGTCATCAACTACCGGTAACTAGCTTCCGGTTCTTCACTAAAATCTGTCTCATAACTGGTCGTTTCACTATAGTCATCATAGAAGAAGCGGCCAGTTTTTTCGTCAAACATTTGCTCGATTGCAGCATAAAGATATCGAATTGCATCGCTTGCGTGCGAGTTTGTATCGTGAACTGGGCCCTCATATTCACCCGTGAGGCCATTTTTTTTGCGCTGATATAGTGCCAATTTACGGAGTAATTCTTGGGTAGTTGGCTCATTCACATATGCTAAAATAAGGTTATCGATGACCCGGTTAATGCCGGTGCCTACTGATTCACGCTTCACGAGGGATGCGTTACCAAGTCCAAGCGTTTGAAGCTTGATAAGGCGTGTAGAGGCGTCGCTTTGTTCACGAACACTGCCGTCGTGAGGGATAAAGTGCCATTTATAGACGTATGGCTTCGTTTTTAAGAAGGCAATAATTGGGGCATAACCGATATTATTCGTCTCGTAATAGTCGATAATATAGACTTTTTTATCAATATACTGCCAGAAAATAATGGCTGTGGCATCATCCGTACCGAGGTCCCATGCAGTATAAACAGGGTGCGCTACGTTATATGGGTGAATCCCAATGTGTTTTCCTTTGCCCTTACGCATCCAGGCGATGATTGAGCCATAGTAGCTACTTTCACTTGTTTGGCCCCAGTCAAGCATGATTTCTTGCTTATACTTAAAGTCGTTACCGTTATTGCGGAGCATATAATCTTCACGCAATTCGGCCATTTCTTCGGGGGTCATGAAGTGGGTGCCATCAATATAACAGCGCCATTTGCGAGGGTTTTTAGCGGCCGCTTCCCATAGTTTACGCATCGTCTCACCGTTTCGACCATCGAATTTAGGTGTCCCGGCATAGACAACCTTGCCTTTATTTCGCTTCACAATAGGTGCTACAACGTCAACGGCTTCGATATATTGGTCGGCAAACTCATCGAAAATGTACTTTTTGCCGTTCGCACCACGAAGCGCATCATAATCTTTGGCACCCAAAAGCATTAAAATGGACCCATTAGTAAGGGTCATCATCATACTTTCGTCAGTATTCGAGTTGCCGTATGGGGCAATTAATTCTCGTGGCATATGGTCGAGCGTCTTAAAACCATCGTCCTCGATGTTATTCCAAAAGTTCGTGAATCCAATCTTTTTAGTTGGGTAAACGAGCACAATTGTTTGCACCGTTTGGACCAAATCTGGGACGATACACTCGCTATATAGGGTGGTAGTTTTGGCACCACGACGGGCAATAACGACGTCAAGCTCGGTGATTTCCGGGTCGAAATAAGCTTTTTTCAGCTCCTTTTGGTAATCCCTTAGTTCGGGGAATGGGTGTCGGGGGATGTTCACTTTAAGTTAAATGCCTTATGGTTTTTCATTATTTTCATTATACCCTGATATACAATTAGGTTGTAGATTATAGATTTAGAAAAATCCTACAACTTAACTTTTTTGGAGATTCACACTAATGGCATACGGAACTAAAACCCTCAACCTCCTTGACAAACCACTTGCGGTTGCGTCTCAGGTTGCAAAATTTTTGAACAGCAACGGCGCTGACTGGACAGACGTAAACTCTGCTCGCTTGCTTAGCGGTTCATACGGAACAATCGGTGCATTTACAGAGGCGACTAGCACATTCGCAGCATTTAACGTTGCAACCCTGGCTGAACAAGTCATGACAATTGCATACAATAAAGGTATTGAGGTTGGTATTCCTCGTACGCTCATCAAAGACACGCCAATCGCAAGTCTTGTTGAGAAGGCAGCAACTACAATTGCCGAGGACCAATTCATCCCTGACTTCGATGCTTACGCGTTGAACGCTATTTATGCTGGTGTCCAAAGCGCCAACAAAATTAGCTGGGACCACACTGATGCTACCTTGAAAGAGAAAATCTTTAACACCAACTCTGCTGTGAAGCAAAACGGTGGTTTACCAGCTCGAATGCTTGGTTGGGTACCTTATTCAGTTGCAGACAAATTTAAGGCACTTGTTACGACATTTGACGGTTCTAACCTCGGTTACACCGCTGGTCAAAACGGTGTTCTTGGTCCAATCGATGGTGTCATGGTTATCGAAACGAATGACGCTTACTTCCCAGCAGGGACAGTCAAGTACATCGTTGCCGACAAGCGTGCAATCTTCGCAGTGCCACCAAAGCAAGACCCACAGGGCGATGGTCTCGATATCATCCCTAAGAGCAAGGGCTTCTCTGGTCCAGTATTGCAACTTCGTTCTCGTGGTGATGTGTTCATCGCCGACCAGAAGAAATTTGCACTAGCCAGCCTCGAAACAGCAACATCTTAGTATCAAACTAAGCTAGATTAGGGGTAGCTAGACGAAACTCTAGCTGCCCCTAATCATAGAAGGTATAATGAAATTATGACAAATTCAGCTGCTCTAATTCGAGGAAATAATGGCTCTAACAGGGCTTCTTCGCCTACCGTCACATCAGCTCGCAGTAGCGGTGCTACCACAATTAACGTCAATACCGTCACTGGTGTACCAACAAGCTTTATTGGCGAAATGGGTACCCCTGACCTCGTTACCGGCCTCATCGCAAATGGGGTTGTTTTTCGTGGGCACGTCAACGGCACAGACCTAGTTATCGACGCATTCGCAGTTGGTTATACCGATGCCGGTTCAGCCGTAAACGACATTATTGTTATCAAACCAACCGCTGAGTGGGCAAATAACATTTCTGACCTGTTTTTAGTGGCGCATAATGACGACGGCACATTAAGTGACGCATCGGCGACAGACTTACTTGGCAGTGGCCGAACAGCCGCAAATTTACGCTATAAGCCTCGAATTGCATTACAAACAAGCCCAGCGACGCTCACTCCAAATGTCGATACGGCCAATTATCAGCGTGTTACAGCGCTTGCGAACGCAATTACGGTTGCTAGCCACACTGGCACTCCACTGGACGGTGAGGGCCTCTTAATCGAGCTCACAGACAATGGAACGAGCCGGGCAATCACCTGGGGCACTGACTATACTGTAAATAGCATTTACGGGCTCACTTTACCAACGGCCACTGTCGCTGGAAAAACCCACTTTATCACCTTTGTTTGGAGTGCGGCGCTTACTAAATATGTAGCGGTACTATAGGTTCAACATGGCTGTTGTTGAAACATTCCTAGCAACTTGGAGCGGTGGTAGTGCCTATGCCCGTGTAGAGGCATACGAAGCAGCTCGAAATGACGCCGCTGGTTATGTTGATATTTACTGGTGGAATGGTTGGCGAGATACTCACCCGTCCGTCAGTGGTACTTGGGACTGGTCACGCTATGGCCAAGCGCCGAATGCAAGTGGCTCAGTTAGTGCCGCACCAGGGACCATTGGTATCGCATCCGGCTATAGCCGTGTATATTGTGATGCAAACGGAAATTATAGTGATTATGGGCTCGGTGAGCATATGGACGTTTACTACGGCAATGGTGATGCCGTTGTTCACGTTGACCCAGCTCGCTCACCACTCGCACCGGGTATTAGCAGCCTTACCGCTGATACTATCTTGCCGACTGGCGCACGCTTAGGTATCGAAATTTCAAACTTCGGACACGGTACCTCAGCCGCAATGTACACTCAATACCGCAAACAGGGCGATAGCACATGGATTGCCCAGGCAGCACAAAGTGATACTGCTGGATATAATTACTTTTCTATTAGCGGTTTAACCCCCGGCACGACATACGAATATATGGCAGTTGCATACAATAATAACGGTGATACAAGCTCAACTGGAACACAAACATTTAAGACCCTACCAGCGCCAAATGCGAGCACTCAACTTTTTCGTATTATTGGGTTATCATAATGGAGACGCTTATGGCAAACAAAGATTTTTTACAACCACTATTAGACCTGATGAATCACAATGCGGAGGAGCTATCTAAGCGCATGGACGCCCAAGATACCACTCTTATTGAAATTAAGTCCGTTGCCAACCAGGCACTCACCCAAGCCAAATATACGAATGGTCGTGTTACTAAGCTCGAAAAGCAAAAAGCTGATGATAAGAATAAAAAGATTGCTCGAAAATTCGGCGTCAGCCCGTCATTACTTTACATACTAGCGCTTATTGTGCTTGTTGGGCTTATTATCGTTGCCACGTTAGTTCATGCACCGATTGGAGGGTTAAATTTATGAGAAAATTCTTTAGGAATCTATCACTCGGAATTCGAGCAAATGCCTCGAATATCAGCCTTATTATTATCGTACTTGGGTTTTTGGGTATGTTTGGCCTACTGGCTGTCAATGGGGAACGGCAAAACGAAACATTGAAAAATGACCAAAAAATTCTTATTCAATTACAGGGACTTACCTCTCGACTAGCATCAAATGCAGACACCCGTACCGAGCAGTTTAACGAGCTGAATAAGCATATGGACTGTATTGTCGAGTTCTTCACCGATACCACTCATTCGCAAAAGTCGATTAGCGATATTAACACCTGTGAGCTGACGAATAACAATACGGGAGCGACGAATAGTCCCCCAAAATCTGATTCAAACACAAACACGCCCACACAATCAACCAATAGTACCAACACTCAAACAGCCCCAGCGGAGCCAAAAAAGAGTATTGTTGATACATTACTGGAACCAATCAATAAACTATTAAAGAGGTCGTAAAATGACAGACTACATCCACGCTTCAAACGGTGACGGCATAGCAGCAACCGCTATCGTCACTACTGTTCGTGGTATAGGCTCGACCCAACTTATCGTCGATACGGTCCTAAACTGGCCACACAACGGTATTGCTTTATCGGAGAATGTGGATGGCACAAATAAGACCGTTTTCCGCTATCACCTCGACGGCTCGATTATTACGATTGAAACTTTCGCCCCTGGTTACTCTGATATTGGTAATGAAATTGACCAAATTGTCCTCCTAAAACCTACAGCAGAATGGGCAAATGAGATTGCAGATGCGATAAACACCCTTGATACCGAAGTGGCAACAGCTACTCTTACGGAGATTTCAACAGCCGAAATTGACGCCGGTACGGCAACTGATTTGCGAGCTATCACTGGTCGTCGAGTACAATATATTATTTCTAAAATTCAAGCTGCCGTATTCCTACTTGCTCACCCGGTGGGGGCTATTTACACCTCTGTTGATAGTGCCAACCCCGGAACGGCAAATGGTGGTACTTGGGTAGCGTGGGGCGCTGGGCGTGTACCACTCGCTATGGGGAATAACGGCACGACAAATTATACAACCGTCGAGGCTACGGGCGGTGAGGAAAAACACACACTTACAGTAGCAGAACTCGCTAGTCACAACCACGACCATTATGAATGGTTAATGAACGGCGCTGCCTCTAGCGGAGCGCACTATGGGTTTGGCTATCAAACTGGTACAGGTTCTCTCAACGTAGAGTCGTCATATCATACATCTGGCGAGGTTCAGTTCGGAAACGCGCCTACTGGTAGTAGCACACCTCATAATGTAATGCAGCCATATATCACGGTTTATATGTGGAAACGAACGGCTTAGTTGGCAACAATTTCGCATAGTGCTATAGTTGATTTATACAAGCATAAGGAGCGAAATCATATGGCAACACCCGTAACTGATACACCACAAGAGATTGACCAGTCAGAACTCGATGGAATGGGCAAAGGGGAGAAGAAATAATGTCTTTCGTTATTCGTCAAAATCCAGCCGATTCACACAACTTTACGCCCGGTCGTGAAGTTGAAATCGGCGAGATTGTCGTTCACCATGCCGCAACCACCGACTTTGATGGAATTGGTGCTACTTTCAAAAACCCAAACCGTGCAGCATCGGCCCACTATGGTGTTGGCCGTAACCAGAACGTAGACCAATATGTTCAAGAGGAAGATACGGCATGGGGTGCCGGAGACTGGGGCCATAATCAGAAGGCCGTCAACATCGAAAACGTCAATATGACCGGTGGACCAGATTGGCTGATTGATAATGCTACATTTGATACACTCGTTGAGCTCGTTCACGACATTGCTCAACGCCACAATTTGCTACCGCTCGTTGTGGGGCAAAACCTCTTTGGGCACAAAGACGTTTCAGATGCAGCTACAGCTTGCCCAATGGCGCTTGAACCTCGTTTGCAGGAACTCGCAGCTAAGGTTAATAGTGGCAGTAATACACCAAACCCAATTCCGGCACCGAATGTACCAGACCAGATTCTTCATATTGGTGAAAAATTCCAATTTTCAAAGGCATACCGTGTGGATGCGCTGGCTTTTGTTGGTGGAATCTGGCAAATTCAATGTGCTGAACTTTGCCCTAAGGGCTTCACCTGGAACGATAACGGTATTCCTACTGGACCCGTTCTTGAGGTTGCCGGTGGTGCAGGAAATCCAAACGACCAGGTACTTCAAGTTGGCAGTCTTTTCCAACTTCCCGGCACGTTTGAAGTCTTGAATTTGGGTCAATCAAATGGCGAATGGCTCGCTGAAATTTCTGACGGTGGTTGGAAATTCTGGGTCGATATCGCAACAGTAACAGAAGTTTAAGGAGAAAAATTGTGGATTTAGCTAACTATGGAATCGCAGCAGGATTGGTAACATTCTTTGCAATTGGTGGCACTGAGCTCGTAAAACAAGCGTTCGCACGCAACTGGAAAGCAGTTGTCATTATCCTCGTCAGTACCGCTATTGGTGGGCTGACGGGATGGGCACTGCCGGTCATTGGTGTGGTTGTAGGTCTTGCACTTGGGCTTGGAGCTAGTGGTCTCGTTACCGCTAGTCAAAAGTTTGGTGAGGGCACAAACTCACTACCAACAAATCCAGCGGCCTAGCGGTTGGTGGCAGTATAGCGGAATAATGCCCTCGTATTAAGCGAGGGTTTTCCGTACAATTTAACGGGGGTAAATATGATTAATAAGGGTCAAATTCGTCGGCATTATGAGCGCCAGAATAAAGAGGATTGCCGAAACAAACTTGCATTTGCTTCGATGCGCCTTGCTTCCGAATATAATAATCGACCCATGACCCATGTGGGTAATCGTCGCCGTGAAAAACTCCACCCCTATAGGTGCCTCAATTGTGGGCAATGGCACCTGGGTCATGAATTTCGCCGTAAGCAATTTCATTGATATAATGAGGTAGCGTCCATTGTTCAGTAGCCTGTGCCCGATACTAGGAGTGACGGCCGAAAGCGTGGAACTTTGATACGCACCTTATGAGTAAGCATCTGAAAAAAACGACGCTCGAAAAATTCAAGCTCGTGTTTGAGGATTATCCCCCAAAACACGGCAGCACGATGTTTCGGCGTCTCACAAAAAAAGTCCTCACCATTTGAGGACTTTTTGTATAATAGGGTCATGGCTGTCGAACAACGACTACAATCTAAAATTATTGCATGGCTCAAAGCCAACGGCTGTTACGTCATAAAGACAAGCGCCATTCCGGGTGTCCCGGTCGGTTGCCCTGACGTTATTGCATTAAAAGATGGGTATTATATCGTCTTGGAAATTAAAGCCTCTCAGAACGCCTTAAAACAGCCACTTCAACAGTACACTATCGATTTATTGGCCAAAAAGGGCTTTGCATACTTCGTTTACCCCGAAAACTGGCCCGAAATTCAAGGTCGCCTTATTGCGATGTTTTCCGTAATATAAAACCAGCTCCGAGAAAAGCTAGGACGCAATCTTGTTGGAGCTGGTTATTGATGATTATTATACTACCTTTTGCTAGTCTGTGCAACCTCTGTTAGCCGTCGCTTGATATTATTACGGATTTTCATATTTCGTTTAATGTGAATAATCGCTAGGCTATTTGGACTATCGGGATTGTAGGCAATAAGTTTGGCGAATTTGTGGCCGGTAATCATTAGCCCTAATTGAATTTGTGCCATATATTGAGTTGGCACTTCTCCACGCACAAGTTTTTCATGATTCTCGCCATTTAGGCACTTTACCTCAAGCAGGATATTTCCATCGATACCGTCCGGCGAATAACCGGCGTTTGGATATGCGCTGTGGGTGACAAACCCAGGGAACCGTATTTTGCCCACACCCACCTCGTTGGCAATATATGCCTCGATAGCCAACGGCTCAAGCATACGGCCACGTTTCATATAAAGATTATCGTAATCGCTGAACGCCTTTGGCTCTTTTTTACCGTTCATCAAATCAACAATTGTCGAACCGGTCCATAACTTCTCTCGTTTTGCGTACCACTCTGGCGACCTTTGCTCGAACCAGTAGTATTTAATCAAATGTTTCCCCATATACCCTCCATTGGTTTATCGTGTTTTTCCATATTCTCAACGAACGTTACCCATTGCATATTATCAACCGTGTATCCCCTCTCATTATCCACCCGGTCAACGCTCGGGCAAAGCATCGGGTTGAAATCGCTACGGACCCAATCCATATAGATGACCAGGAAAATCGTAAAGTGCGGTTGCGACTTGCACCACTCGATAAAATCTTCCTTTGATAGGCATTCTTTGCCGGAGCTGGCTGACCGCTTCGAGCGTTGCCCATCTGTGCGAGCCTTCATATCAGCATATCGACGGGTCCAAATCGTGGTGAAGCTATAGCGCCGTTGATATTGGAGATTCGCCAGGCGTTTTTTTCGGGCTTCCTTAGTCTCGGTATTCCTCATCAATCAGCCCTTCCATCCCCTTATTTTGCTTGGCAAAGCCCATAATCCACATCATTTCCATTTTCTTGTCCTCAGCCACCCAGACGCCATTTTCGTCTTTGATTGCGTTTGCCGGTGCAACCGTATCGATGACGTTATCGACGTACATATCCTCGCCGTTGAGCAGTTTAATAATGTGCATGAGCTTACCCTCGATTTGGTCGAATACCATACCGATTGCACGAGGGTTTCCGTTTTGGGCCATTCGCAGCACACCGGCAACGATAATCGTTTTCACGAGTTGGCCCATACCAGCGACGTTTCGCCCCATTTTGTGTTGTTTTTCAAGCTCCTCGACTTCCAATTTAACGGAGTAGGGAAGCGTTTTGTCGAGTTTTCGCATGATATCCAGGACTTTTCGCAGCCCCATTTGCTCAAGCTCAGCCTGGGCCTGCTCTTTGCTCATAATCGCACTCGATAGCGTCGGGTCCTCCATTTTCTCGCCAGGAGGCAATTCTAGCCTATCAGTTGCGTTTTGATACCTCACATAGAATTTCGGTACGTCGAACTTTACTGGTGTCACCAGGAGGCCGTCAATGCGGTCGAATGCAAGTTTGATACCGTTCATGTCGCCGTCGTTGCAGAGATTCACGACACTAGCGAGCAAATTCCAATCCGATGAGGTTTGGCCATCCCTTTTAATAAGGAAGTCCCCGTAGTGCATATTGATGATTTCTCGAAATTGCTCCTCCATAATTTCAGTCTATCATCTTTAATAGTTCGTCGAGCTCCAATTGGATTTCTTCGTACTTATCATTTTTGATTTCCACTTCGGCGCTCACGTTTTTGTCCTTATAAAGGCCAGTACGGAGTGGAATATGCTCAGTCTCGCTGACGTTGCGATTGGCGAGAATATAGCTTTTTTTGACACCTGTTTCAAGCCGGAATGACTGACGAATATATCCAGCATTTTTCGTGGCGTTGACCAGTGTTTTTTGGGGAAGTTTATAGTAGCCGTTTTCTTTGCACCACCACTCGTAATCGTCCTCAAGGTTTTTGTGGCTGTCGAATCGAATAATGCCCTGTCGTAGGATTTCACGGATGTACGTCTCAGCTGAGTTGGCTTCGTCGTCATATTCTGCTTTGGCGGCCAATGTCGTTTCGGACCAATCGTATCGATAGCCACGCTTTTTCATATCTTTAGCAGATGTCAGAATGGCACCCAAGAGGTCCGATAGAAATACCTTCGTAAATGTGCGCTCATAAAACATCTCATTGACCGGGAAAGTACGGACGAACTTAATCAGCAGGGTGCGACGGCGCACTC